ACCGTCTGGCGTCGAAATAAACAACGCCCAACCCTCTTTATCCGCTAATGCAGGTCGAATTACCTCAAACCACACCTCCGAATCCATAAATGCCGCTTCGTCCAGCACCACACCGCTTAAACTGCGGCCCCGCAACGCCATTGCGTTTTCTGTACCCTTCAATTCAATAGTTGAACCGTTAATTAGCTCAATTCGTAGGTCCGTTTCGTTTTTGGTGTGGATCCAAACCTTCGGAACCAGCTTTTTTAACGCTCGCCACGCAATATCCTTCGCCATCCGATAAGTCGGAGCACAATAAAAAAACGTTTCACCTGGCTTTTCAATCGCTCCACGCACCAGCTCAACGCAAGACAAGTACGACTTGCCGAATCTGCGGCCTGCAACCAAGACACGGAAACGTTTTTCGCTTGAATAAACCTGACCTTGTGCCCATCGCAGGTTGATGGGTTCTGTTTTTACTGCCATACCGCAAACATTAACTGCTTTTTCAACCCCTACCCCCCTCTAGTACGTGCCAGAAGGGCATGTAGACGGTTATTATCTGAAAAAAGGTCGATAGGTTGATGCCTGAGCCTCTAACAGATCGTTCCACGCAAGCTAAAGAAGATCGCATTCGGCGACTCTACCGACGACAGCTCGATGGACTGTCCGCTCGTGCTCTTGTGTACGACCATAAGGAGAAAGAGCAGGTTTCCATCAAAACGGCGTGGCGCGATTGGGCAGAAGTTAAAAAGTTGGTTGATGAAGACTGGCAAGCAGACCGCGACAATATGCTCGCTCGTCTACAGCACATGCGGACCAAGCTGTTTCATCAAGCGCTGAAGAAGGGGCAACTGCAAACCGCAAGCCAAGTGCTTGATTCCATCGGACGTGTCATCGGTGAGTCCGTAGAAACCGTCAACATCCAAGCCCCTGAACTTAAAATCTCGATCGAAGATAAGGGCGACTGATCCCCACGCTCTGTCGCTTCAACCCCTGCCCCCCACTTAGGGGGCTTTTTTATTACTTAATCGACTGTTCAGCGGATATATGTGTAGGTTCCTCGCGATTGTTGCAAACGATTCTCAATTGCAATACTGCCCCCCTTATTGCGAATGACTATCAATAGCAATAACTATTGAAAACAATAATCAATAGCAATAGTGACTGAAGCCGGGCGGCTGGTCGCCTGAGGGACCTGAGCCGCCTGAGTCGCCTGAATTGCCTGAAAGCCGGTCAGGGCCTCGCGTGAATGGCCTCCCGCGTGAATGGCTCGCGTGAATGGCGATTAAGTACTAGACAAATCGGCAGGGGATGAACTATTATTTGAACAGGGAAAGGGGAAACCCTGCCCCGCGTTCTACTCAACCGATCCAGTGATGATCACAGCAACGCACCAAACCACCACAGCCAGCCCAGAAGGGACGATCACCGTCAACGTCAGCAGACACAACGTTGAGATCCGAGACGCCAACGGCGACTGGTTGTTCCTCTACCTCAACAGCAGCCAGCGCCAAGCACTTCTGGACGCTCTGCAGGCTGCCGACAGCTGACACCAAAAACGACCCAGCAGCAGCCGACCCGGGCGACTCCTACCGCTCTCCGGCTGCTGTCTCACTCCAAACGACCGCACCTAGCAAGCGGTCAGACAAGACAAACGATCTAACCCCTGAGCATCAACGATGACGTACGAAGAATCATTTTTGTCCACTTGCGACGCCGAAGGTTTGGCACCTTGCTGGGCCATCAACCAAATTTTCGAAGAACACGGTTCAGAGTTCCAAGAGTTCATCAAACACACTCCGGAAGATCAATGGCTGAACGGTGAAGCAATCCTCAAGTGGCTGGGGTACTGATGAACCGTTACGAAACAGGGAACAAGTGGGAGGAGTTGATCGGCTTCTCTTTAGCTGTTGTCGGTATCGCTGTTGTCTGGGGTTTCGCCCTGGGGACGCTTGCCGATCAACCGATCCAGCACAGCGGAAACCAAACAATGGAGAGAGTCCGATGAGGTGGGATGTCTATTTGAAACGAGACGACGGGACATTGAGTCCCAACTGCTCAGCCGTTACGGCAACCACACTGGTGGATGCCCAGAGGAAAGCTCAGGAGATTCTGGAGCAGTTACAAGCTGAGGGAGTGCTCAGAAAGTGGGAAGTCCACACCGTTGTGGAGTCGCCCCGATGATCCACACCATTGAAGAGATCAAGGCCCGATCACGGGCCCTAAATAAAAAGAAGGGAGGCAAGCCCGGGGCCTGGTGGTTCAGCGCCGGGAATATGAGATTCTTCAGCTCTCGGGTTTCCTCCGTTGTGTTCCCCGTGCCATCCGGCGCCTACTTCATAACGTCAGAGCAATTTGAGAGTATTTATCTTCCTTTTAAAGGGGAATGGACAGAGGAACAGCCCCGGCTGTGGACTCTTCGCTTCTGCGCTGACTCTGGCGAGATTGAAACGTGTGGAGATTTTCAGGCGTACGACAGCTTGAGAGAAGCGCAACGGGCCGCCAAATTTCTGCAAACCAGCAAGGTCTAAACCATGGGACTATCACCAGAATTACGCGACAGAATCGACGCCCTGGCAGGTTGCCGGGGTCACTGGCTGTTGATCCGAGACGGTGAACCTGAGCGCGACTGTTCGCACCAGTGGCACCAGGGCCCGGATGATCACCTTGCCGTATGTCTTAACGAGAGATGGCAGGGCGTCAGCTTGGGCTTTGTACCTGAGCTGATGGGATATTCCGACTACGCCAACACCGGCCTAGTGGGATTGTCGAACTTTCGGACGTTCACCGATCCAGCAACAACAGAAGACCCGAACGATGCCATCCTGACTGTCGGTTATGGGTGGAATGGAGAGGGTGTGGTTTTAGACGTTCGGCTAGCGACAGCTGAGCAAATTGAGACCATTGAGCATCTGGAGTGCTATCCCCTGATTTCAGACGATGATCACAGCCAGTTGGAATGGGAGGCCATCAACTCCGATTGGGAGCAGGAAAGCATCAGCGACCGGGTAACGCTGTTGCAGGATTACGGGCTGTCGGTGTTTGCAGCCCGGCACGATGACACGCCATGGCGTGAAGGTTTCGACCGGCTGAGGCAAGCCATCCTAGAGAATCTCAACGAATACCCAACCGCAGCGGCCTAATGGTCGAACCGAACCAGGGCTAGGGCGTCAGCCTTAACCCTGGCGATCGACTCGTAAGCCTTTCGGCCATAGAGGCTGTCGCCTAATGGCCCCTGCCGCCCCTCAGCCGTGGACGCATAAGCCTGGATTGCCCGCAGGATGTAACTCAGGGTCATTTCATCCACCCGTTCCACGCGGTGATTGGGGATTTCCAAGATTGATTGGCGATTCTGTGTGAATGGTGACACGAATCGGCTTGACGCACACCACATAAGGGATATTCTATTACTCGATAGTCATGGGTAACACCAGGGCTAGCGCTTTCCTACTCACTTCCGTTCCAATGGGCAAAAAGACCAAGACGGTCAGCTATGACCTGATCACGCCGTTAAAAGCCAAAAACTGGCTAGAAAAAAATCACGAACGGCAGCGAAAAATTGTGCCAAGCATGGTCAACAAGCTGGCTAAAGCTATGAAGGCTGAAAAGTTTTCGCCTGACGTGAATGACATCATTTTCGATGAAGATGGCAGGCTAGTAAATGGACAAAATACTTTGACTGCCATTGTTAAAGCTAACAAGAGCTATAACATGGCCGTCAAACGTAACGTGCCAAGGGAATTAGTCCTGATCCTGATGGATACAGGCAGAAATCGCAGTGCTGTTGATCGTTATAAGGCAGCTCACGGCGATGACATCAGCCATAAAGAATTCAGCATCATCAAGCTGTTAGATTCACCGTTCCATCGCGCACAAAAAACTGGTGGTGGTGGAGAATGGGAAGATCCGTGGATGGTTCATCCCAAAAAAGTTAGAGACGAGTGGAAGGAATTTATTGAGCTTTATGGTGGCGGTGAACTAAACGATCAGGGCAAGCCTGCTGGCTTCACTCGCGCTCCAAAGCCCATCCTCTCGACTGCTGTGATCTTCGCTATCAGAGCGTTTCCACAGCAAACCAGAGAGCTTCGCCGTTGGTGTCACATCGCCGAATATGGCCGCCCGATGGATGGTGACGATCCAACGCTTACCGTTAAAGAAGAACTCAGCGCCAGAACATGGTTCAACGGTGAAACAGAACGGGCCTATACCGTTCGTAACACCATGACTTACCTCCGCGAACTGACTCGCATCCTTTGGATCTTCCTCGAACACGAACACGGCCAATCCGTCTCACGTTCCAGCAGCAATCCATTTGCTGAATTCTATTGATCCAAACTTTGCAATTTGCACTCTGCAATGGGGGCCTCACCAGAACAACAAGAACGGACTGCTTTCGCGAGAAATCTCATTGATGAGTTCACTCGTGATGGCTTTTTCGACAAAGATCAAATCCGTGAAAATGTAAGGTCGGAGTATCGCGCCCAGTTCGGAATGGAGCTTGGGCGCAACTACTACAACATTCTTCGCGAATACGAAGAATCTCGTAAAGCTCCGCACTTTGACGACAGCGCAAGAGGGCTAAGCGCTTGCGTTGCAATCATGGCTGACCATATGGAAGCCATCAAAAACGGACACCCCTCTCCTTACACAAAAGAAGAGGTAGAAGAAGCCCGTGCCAACTTCCGCGAATTCAAAAAAGGTAAACGATGACCACCATCCCTCCCCTGTCCGATAACGTCCGGGAATTTATCCACACCCTGGAAGCTGCCCTGGAGTACGCCGACCTAAACCTCGGCTACAACTTCGGGGTGAAATTCACCGATCCACACCCCGAACAAGGTATCGGTGTCATGTTCTGTCAGCTCAACCTGCGCCGCTCTCGCGTTTCCTTCAAACGTGCCAAAGATACCCTCGTGATCGTTCTCACTGAGGGGTTAGTGGTGATGGATGAGTTCGGTAACGATCAGGTGATGCCCTTCTCACAGGATCAACCGCCCCACAGGGTCGCAGCCATGCTCGCTGTTGCCATGGTCACTCAGAAGCCCCTGGTCGCTCCAACATGCCCGCATTGCCTGGCAGAACATGAACAAGCC